CTTGAAAGCCTGTAAATTACAAGAGAATCCTCAATCATCATCAACTGATTGAGTGGTTTAATTGACTTATGTAACCATGAAAGTGTCAATCCTTTGTTTCTATCTACTAAACCAGATGTACAATAAGTGATAGAATCACGGGTCATTTTTACACCCTTATCTCCACCATTAGAATACATTGATCTACCACCAGTACTTTGTGGTGTATAGATAAAATATTCTTCAATTTCTGGAAAATTATAACCTAACTGATCACTATCTTGAAATTGAGTCTGAGCCGATTGAACACTATTATTACCAGTTTTTTTCATCTGGCGAATATATTTCATTTTAGATGCATCAATATACCTTAATTCCTGAATACCATCATGAGGTCTTTTTTGATCTATAACTTTATTGTAATAAAGTCTACCATCAATATACCAATTTCTAAAAATTTCATGAGCCTTCTTATCAAAATCAAGAAGTTCTAAAATATATCTAAATTCTTCTCTAATCTTAGTCTTGATTTTATCACTTGCATTCAGATTTGATAATTCGATTTGTACAGGACTATCATTTGTATCGGAAACAATAGCCTCATTTACAATATCTTCGATGGCACTATCTACCTCTGGATAAAGTGCCATTGATCTATATCTTCTAATAAGATCGTTTTCATTCCTATATACACCTTCAATATCTACATAACTACCAAAAAAGCCACTACTAACGTAGTGTTCAGAACCATCCTGATTACTAGGAGGAACTGGAGATACTACGCTAGGTGGCGTTTTATCATTATCTTCAATTGAAAAACCAAATAATCTCGCCATTTCAATATATTTACTAGAAGTGTCCTTCTAGTTATTTATCATTCAATAAGAACCTCTCCAGGATTGCCACCTGAAGATTCTATAGAATTACCGATAGTAAAGTACTGAACTTGGAATGTAACATCAAACGTTTCAATATCATTTGCAGTATCATAGTTCAGATCAATCTGTGAGACTTCAGTTGGGAATATATCGTAGAACTTATATGTTCTAAGAACTGAAGATTGGCCACCCTCATTAGTAGTTGCAAACCTTTCTGCACCTCTACCAAGTTGTTGAACAAAAGCATCCGTCATATAAGATGATGGATTTGTAACACCAGTTGCATCATCAAGTTTACTAATAACATTCATCCATCTCTCAAAAGCTGTTCTGAGTTGGAAGTCCTCATCATTCATGATGGTGACACCCCAAGTTGAGAATTCTCTGTCTCCAGCAACTTTTAGAGTTCTACCTCTAAAAGGAACATTTACAGATGATACTGTTGATGCTGGAAGCTGAGCCGCTTTACAAAGAAACTTGAAAGTTCCACTTTCTGATTGATCCCCACTTCCCCATGCATCAACAATTGAAGTTGGGAATGAAGGAATAGAAACTTCAAATAGATTGGGGCGGGCACCACCACCCGCCAATCTTGATTTAAACTGTGAAAGAGTTTTTGTGTCTGCCATTGGTTGATCCTCCTAGTTATTATTTAATATATCAAACAGTTCCAACTACTTCTTGGAAATCAACACCAGTTCTTGTAGCAACAAATGTCAGAGTAATGTAATTGATTGATTTAGTTGGCTTCAAGAAAATATCAGCTCTAAATTCATTATTATCAATTACATCTGGTGTATTGTTTGTTTCATCACAAACAACCAAGAAATCATAGATACCTCTCTTAGCCTGAACATCTCTCAGGTAAGGTTCAACAATATTATTGAAGTTAGATCTTGTTGATGAATCATTCAGTTCAAAGAGTTGTGAGTTGGCTGCTTGTTCAAGTGCCTGTTCAATAGTAAGGAAAAGTCTTCTAACATTGATTCTATCAAAAGCAGAAGAGTAAGAAAGGGCAGTCTTATCACCGAATAAAATAATACCAGATCCTCTTTGATTGATAATTGAATTGATTCTTGAAGCATAAAGTTGATCTCTTTGACCCTTAGTTGGGTTATATGCCATCTTAACTGCATTATTCAAAGATCCTCTTTGAAGACCTGCAGGTGAGAACCAAGGATAAGAATCAATACTTGTTCTAACCATCAATCCAGCAATATCCGCGTTTGTTGGGATGTATCTGAAAGTATTATTAAATCTGTCAAAAGTATACTTATAACCACTATCAAATACTGCATAGGAAGAAGAAGAAAGTGCATTATAGAATGCAAGTACGTTCTGAGTTTGTGTACCAGAATTTGCTACGTTTACAACATCATCTCTGTGAGGAGAAATTGTAGCCATACAATCTTTTCTTTGTTCAGCAATTGAAATCAACAGATTTGCTTTTGCTTGTGACTGATTTTTGGTTGATAAACCAGGTCCCATAATTAAGTAATCAACCTCAATTTCATCCTTATTGGAGAAATAATTATAACCAGTAGTAATGTCACTCAAGTCTGCATTCATTCCTCCATTTGTACTATAATCAACTCCACCAGTTAAGGTATAAGTGACATTTCCAATAGAAGAGAATTGAATTCCTTGTGCTTCTTGACCCCAAAGACCTTCTCCTACAGTATACTTCGTATAAGAATTGGAGAAACCAGAAGAAATTGGAGATGTTTCCCAATAGGAATCAAATCCTTGTGATGGGTTATATCCTGCAAAGATATATTTTGAGTTTAGAGCAAGATAATCCTTATAGTAAATCTTAGTTGGATTATCTCCATCAGCTGCAGCGTCAGAAGCTTTAGAGAGAGAAGTAAATCTTTCTAGAATATTACCCTGAACTCCAGTTACTTCTCCAGTATCATCAACTATCACAACATGAATCGCATCATTACCACCATCTCTTTGTAATGAATATTGATTTGATACTGGTTTTGGAGCAATAGATCTCCAATAAATGATCGAATTTGTCAGACCAAGTGTTTGTGAGTCATACCAATCACTTACAGTTCCAGCAGTTACTGTTGCTGTTGACACTCCAGAATTATTGGAAACTGTAATTGAATCGCTTTCTTGGAATGCTGCAGCAGTATCATAATTTTTATATGTAACAGGAACTTCAGTACCAGCAATTGATGTTTTGGACTGATATGTTACTGCAGTACCAACAGTAACTGTTGAAGTAAGTGCCGAAGAAAGAGTTACAAACGTAGCACCGTAACCAACAATTTCCTTTCTTCCGTTATTTGTTGTCAGAACAAAATTACCAGTTTCGATACCAGATACACTATCAACATATATTGTACTTAATCCAGAGTTGGAAGTATAACCAATCGATGTTGTTGAAATTCCATTAAAAATTACAGTATCAGGATAAACTCTTGCTACAACCTTTACTTCCATTGAAGAGTTTCCATTAATGGAATCTGTTGTAACTCCAGTAATGATACCCTTGAGGTGACCATTAAATGAACCTACAGTTCCGTTCTCAGGAATAGAAATATTACGAGGAGTACTAACACCGTATCCAATTTCAATATTCTGTGCACCTGGATTGGTAGTAGCAACACTAACAATCTGATCGGATTTGTCATCGATTGTACAAACTTTCAGACTATTTGACCAACTTCCAGGATTTTTTGCTGACCAATAGAACTCAGATGTGTCTTTATGATTTAATTCATAATCATCATAATTGTCTACTTGGAGAGAATTATTTGCTGAAGTGTTAACACCAGCATTACCGTTGTTTAACGAATCTCCAGTTACTCTAACTACTTTTAAAATTCCTCCATATGAAAGGAATGAACTCCCAGACATCCAGTATTCGTATTGTCTATCAGTTGACAGTGGTTTACCGAAAGTATCCAAAAACTGTTGTTGAGTTTCGATTGTGATTGGCTCATTTACAGGACCAATTGAAAATGGACCCGCAATAGCTCCAATATTATCAAGAACGTTTTCAGCTCTTCCAACAGTTAAGTCAACTTCTCTGACTAATACTCCTGGAGATAATTGAGGAGTAGCCATGTTTCTCTCCTTAAAGTCTCAGTTTAACTAAAAATATTTATTAAAATGAGGGTTTTGACTGGGGAAACAAGACGTGAATACTACCAATCAGGATAATACGAATAATAATCATTATGACTATCATTTTTTCTTTTTTTATACTTACGTTTTTCGGTAACTCTTTTTATAGAACAGGACTTACATTCATATGAATAAGAAGAAGGAACTGCTCCTCTGTCCTTTCTTGTCCTATAAAAATCATCTATTAAATTTTTAACTTCATCACAACTTCTACATCTCCTATCGTTCAGTAATAGGTGACCTAGTTTAAGTTGTTTATCTAAATCCATTATCTCCAGTTCCACATGTAGTCCATACCACCTGCAGTAGTACCATATTCATCATATTGATTATTAGCAGAATACCATCTATCTCCATCAGCATCTACAAAACTGTTCGTATCAAGACCATCATTCAAGAATCCAAATGGTGCCATGTCTTGTTCTATTTGATTTTTTTGTTCTTCATAAATTCTTTTTCTAACGTCTTGATCAGTCAATTCTTTGAAATAATCTTGAGCAACTAACCAAGCATAAATTACAAGACACATTGCTAAATCATCATTACATCCTTCTTCCGCTTCAAATGAAT